ATTACTTCAAGTTTATAATAGAGTATTAAACGTAAGGCAGCAGCCTACTTCATGTTCTTCATGTTGGAGAGATATAGTAATGCAGTTGAGAAAAATATATAACGAGTATAACGATGCCAATTCCTAAACCAAGCGGATCAGAAACGGAGAAAGAATTTATCAAACGCTGCATGGCTGATGATAAAATGGTTAGTGAGTACACAGATATTGACCAAAGGTTTACTGTGTGCGTGTCAAGTTTTAACGAAAACAAGAACGATGTTAAAGCAGCCGAAAAAAATACAGGTGACAACTAATTACTACATAGTGATTATAAACCCTGATTTACATTTAAAAACATGGAATGCAATAAAGCTAATGTTAGAAGTAGCAGAAGCAGAATATACTATGTATTACGATTATGACATTAATCTAATCCACATGGAAGAGATAAGCAAAGAAGACTTTGAAGTGTATAACTATTCATTGAACTAAAACACGGACAAATGGGAAGACCTAATAAGATAACATCACCCGATGAATTATGGCAACTATTCTGTGAGTATGTAGACCATGCAAAGAATAACCCTATGTATAGAGTAGAGTATGTAGGTAAAGAAGGAAGAGAAGAATTTAAACCATTATCTGTTCCAATTACGTTTGAAGGGTTTGAATGTTATCTCGCTGATAAAGATATTATTCAAGATTTAGGTGATTATGCGAGTAATAAAAATGGAAGATATAAACGCTTTTCCACTATCATAACGCGCATACGTAAGAATTGCTTTGTAAATAACTTTAATGGAGCAGCTGTTGGTTTATTCTCGCCTAACTTAATTGCCCGTAAACTTGGATTAACTGATAAGACAGAAACAACTATAGTAGAGCAACCGTTATTCCCTGAAACAGAAGAACAGGATGAAGAATAATTTGGATAAGTGGAGCGTGTATAATATCTTTGCTGTATGGAAATATGGAAAGATATAAAAGGTTATGAAGGCATTTACGAAGTGTCTAATACTGGATTAGTTCGTTCTTTAGAGCGAGTTATAATTAGGAGTGATAATAGGAAAAGAACTATTAAGTCTAAAATTAAAGAAGGCACTCATACCAAAGGTTATAAAAGAATTTCACTTTATTCTGAAGATGGTTCTCATAAACATTACTATGTTCATAGACTTGTTATGGCTTCGTTTAAAGGTGAAAGTGATTTATATGTTGATCATATAGATGGCAATAAAAAAAACAATGATATATCCAATTTGAGATATGTTACTAATTCAGAAAACTTAACCTTTAGAAACACGGATAAAACATATTCAACAAAACATCCATATGTATACCATGATAAGGGTAGAGATGAATATAGAGTTTACAAATTTGGTAAAAGGTTTAAATCTTTTGAAGATGCAAAAAATAAAGCTATATGTTTATACGGACAACGGCAATAAATAAATTATTAAAATTAAAGAAATTCATAAAAGGAGTTCAGGGTGGTTCCAGTGCGGGAAAGACGTTTGGAATCATTCCTATTGAAATTGATTACGCAATTAAAAATCCACTTACAGAAACTAGTATTGTAGCCGAAAGTATACCACATTTAAAGAGAGGTGCTATTAGAGATTTTAAAAAGATAATGGCATTTACAAACCGATGGAACGATGACAATTGGAATGCAAGTGATTTTAGGTATACATTTTCAAATGGAAGTTTTATAGAATTTTTCAGTGCGGAAAATAGTGCAAAATTAAGAGGAGCAAGAAGAGATAGACTTTATATTAACGAGTGCAACAATATTGATTTTAATTCTTACACAGAGTTGGCAATGCGTACAAAGAAGTCTATATTTTTAGATTGGAACCCATCAAACGAGTTTTGGTTTCATACTGAACTCATGAACGAGGATAATGTAGATTTCATTATTTTAAATTATAAAGATAATGAAGCAGCACCTGATAGCGCAGTTGAATTTATAGAAAAAGCAAAAGAGAAAGCTAAAACAAGCGACTACTGGCGAAATTGGTATAATGTATATGGATTAGGTGAGATTGGAAGTTTACAAGGAGTAGTTTTTAACAACTGGAAGTTAATAGATACAATACCACCCGAAGCAAGATTGATAGGTATAGGCTTAGACTTTGGTTATTCAGTTGACCCTACAGCAATAGTGGCTATATATACATACAACGGTTTACGAATTGTAAAGGAATTAGTTTACAGAAATGGAATGTTAAACACAGATATAGCAAGGGAATTGCCTAAAAATGTTGCTGTATATGCTGATAGCTCTGAACCGAAAAGTATTGAAGAAATAAGAAGGCAAGGAATAACGATTAAAGGCGTTACAAAAGGTAAAGATTCTATCAATTACGGTATAGACGTAATGCAACGTCAGGAATATTTAATAACGTCAGACAGCACTAACCTCATCAAAGAACTTAGGGCATATTGTTGGGATACAGATAAGACAGGAGTTAGATTAAATAAACCAGCAGGCGGAAACGATCATATTATAGATGCACTACGTTACCATGAAATGGAAACTTTAGGATTAAATACAAGCTATGGAACGTACGCCATCCGTTGAGGAAATGACAGCAGTAGTACAAGAGTACATAAAAGAACGAACAGGAAAGAAGGTGCGTATAGTCTTTGACGATATGTTTAATATAAGGAAACACATAATAATGCTAAATGAAGCGTATAATCATGTTATGACACAACAACAAAAAGAGCAGTAGAATGCACTATTAATTATATTTTGACAAGAATTTAATCAAATTGAATTAAAAAGGGCAATAATATGCACTTTTAATGTTATATGTGATTAAATAGTATAATTGACACTACAGAAACACGAAATAAAAGTTAGAATATTATGAAGTTAGAATTGTTAATACCAACAAGTTTAGACGAAATACCACTAAGAGCTTACCAAGAATTCAGTAAGACAGTTGAGGGTTCAAATGATGAAGCATTTATCTCTGAAAAGATGGTTTCATTATTCTGTGGTATAGAGCTAAAAGATGTAGTTAGAATAAAAGCTACCGACCTTGCTGATATGGTTGAACATTTTAACCGCTTATTTTCGGCGAAAAGCCCATTTAAACAACGCTTCAAAATAGGAGATATAGAATTTGGATTTGTTCCCAATTTGGAAACAATTTCATGGGGTGAGTATATAGATGCAGAAAAGTATTTATCAAGCTGGGAGAATATGCATAAAGCTATGGCTGTACTTTACAGACCCATCACAAAGACGAAAGGTGACAAGTACGAGATCATGGAATATGAAGGAACGGCAGAACTTGCGGAGCTTATGAAGCTAACACCTGTAAGCATAGCATTGGGCGCATCGGTTTTTTTTTGGACTTTAGGACTCGAATTGTTGGGAGCTTTAGCGGATTATTTGGAGAGAGAGACGAAGAAGATGAGCAAAACGACTGGAGCGAACAAGCTCAATTTGGAAAGCAATGGGGATGGTATCAGTCAATCTATGCAGCAGCTAAAGGAAACATTCTTGAATTCGATAGAGTTACAAAGCAACCACTTGTTAAAATATTGACTTTCTTAACATTTGAGAAGCAAAAGACGGAAATAGAAATAAGACAAATAAGAAAACAGCAACAGAAATGGTAGGATTTTATAGCGTAACCGAAATACTAAAAAACGAATTAATATCAAGTCCGTTTGTAAACACGGTTACAGAAGGAAGTATATTTGAAGTAGACTTGAATAAACAGACTATATTCCCTTTGTCACATATCATGGTAAATAATGTGACAGTTGATCAGACAGTACTTAGATTCAATATTAGCGTTATTGCTATGGATATAGTGGATATTTCTAAGAGTGAAACCACAGATGTATTCAGAGGGAATGACAATGAACAAGACGTATTAAATACTCAGTTAGCTGTTCTTCAAAGATTAGCTGCTTCAATGTATAATGGTGCGTTGAGTGATATAGGCTACGAAATAGAGACTTCGCCAAGTTGTGAACCATTTACAGAACGCTTTGAAAATTTACTTGCAGGATGGACTATGACATTTGATTTGGTAGTGCCTAACGAAATGAGTATCTGCTAATGCAAAAAGACGAAATACAAAAAGCATTAGAACGCTTTAGAGACCATGTAGTAAACCAAGCTAAGCGCAACCTTACACAAAAGGATAAAAACGTTTCTAAAAAGCTGCATCAGTCTATTAAAGGCGATGTTAAAGTCATGCCTAATTCTATAGGAATGTATTTTTCTATGGAAGAATATGGAGCTTACCAAGATCAAGGGGTAAGGGGTAAGAACAGTTCGTCTAAAGCACCTAATTCACCTTTTAAATTTGGTAGTGGCACAGGCAAAAAGGGTGGGTTAACCGAAGCGATGCAAAAGTGGGTGAAGAGTAGACGTATCCAATTTAAGAATGAGAATGGTAAATTCATGAGCTATAAAAGTACCGCATGGGTAATGACAAAAAGTATATACTCAAAAGGAATTAAACCGAGCTTATTTTTCACAAAGCCATTCGAGGCAGCGTACAAAAACCTACCTGAAGAGTTAATAGAGAAATACGGACTTGAAACAAGCAAGGCTTTTTTTGATATAATTAAAAAACCAAAGTAATGGCATATATATTTGCACGCTCACCATATATCGTAGAGATAAACGAAAACGACCAAGTAGAAACAAAGATAGAGTTGAGGATTTGGAACGGCACAGGATCAGCTCCAACAAATCCAACTTATACACTAAGTAAATTAATACCATCTACTTCAAATAGATTAACGACTTATAATATTTCGCCTTATATAAAAGAATTTCTTTCACATCCTTTATTTACAAATAATCATAGTGCTATTGCATTTTTACCATCAGAGGAATATTGTAATGTTCAAGTAAAAAGATACAAGCGAGTAGGTAGTACATGGACTCAAGTTGGTTCTACTGAAAATCATTATGGGTTTGATGGGTACGGCTTGTATACGGAAGGATACAATAAGAATTTAGGGGAGTTTTTATTGAATCCTAAAACTTACTATTATCATTATGTTGCAGGTGCAAACTTAAATAACGAACCATTCAAAAGAGCTGGTAATTTTACGGCTTTAGGCGGAGAAGATAAGGAGGTATTTTATTTAGAATTAGGAACTGGAAATCTTACAAGAGTAGCACTTCCTTTAGAGAGATGGTACATAATACCCAGAGTATTTAGTAATTACATGGCAAGGGGTTGCACAACTTCAATTTGTAGAGGTGGAGGCGAAACGTGCGCTTTAATTGGTACATTCAAGCCAAAGACGGAATGTAAATATACACCCATATGCTGTGACTTTATAAACCGTTACGGAGCATGGCAAAGAGAATATTTCTTTAAAGCATCAAAGAACAGTATTAACGTTGAGAACTCTGAATACAATTTATACCAAGCCTTTGTTAATTACGACACCAAAGAGGGGCAGCGTAAAATATTCAACACAAATTATACTGAAAACATTACAGTGAATACAGATTGGGTGTCTGAGGATTTTAGCGATAATCTAAGGGAGTTAATGACAAGTGAAAGAATACTATTAGATAACCGTCCTGTTAAGTTAAATACTAAATCAGTCGAATTACAAAAGCATATAAACACGAAAATGATAAACTATACTTTAGAGTTCCAATATGCCTTTGATATAATTAACAATGTGATCTAATGCGTGAAGTTCATATCTATATAGAAAACCAACGTCTTGAGCTATTTGAAGACGAAATAATACAAATTAATTCAAGTGTTCAAAACGTACAAGATATTGCCAAAGTATTTACTGATTTTTCACAGAGTTTCACCGTCCCTGCCTCAGAACGAAACAACGCTATATTTCAACATTTTTATGAAAGTGCTATTGACTCTTCTTTAGATTATCAGATAAGACGAACGGCAAGAATTGAAATAGATTTAATACCATTTAGAACTGGGAAGATACAACTTGAAAAAGCCAATCTGCAGAAAGGTCGTGTACAAAGCTATAGTATAACTTTTTACGGAGACATACGAACGCTTCAGGACTATTTTGGAGAGGACAAGCTCAACACGTTAGATATGTCAGCTTATAGTCACGCATACAATGGAGCTGAAGTACAAACACGGATTACCTCAAATTCAGATTATGATGTAAGGTATCCTTTAATTAGTTCATCTCGTGTTTGGGTTTATGGAGGAGGAGGTCAACAAGACATTAGCCAAAACTCCCATCATATGCATTATTATGAGCTTTTCCCAGCCATAAGAGTGGCGAGAGTATTTGATGCAATAGAAACGAAATACGGAATAAGTTTTGATGGTTTATTTCTAAATGATAAACGCTTTACCAACTTATATTTGTGGTTAAAGAATAAGGATAACTTAGATAATTTATCCAATACAAAAGATGTTGATTTAACTACTAAAGGAGCTACGACTGTAGATGGAACACAACCCTTAATAAATGTGATTGATTTAGACACAAATGAAGTAGTTTTTAATCAAGATACAGTTCCATTCGCTTCATCTTCTGGTCTTTTATCTCGTACAATTAAATTAGAAGCTCAAATTTATAGCAACCCGAATGGTTCATCTAATAAGATATATTTAGATGTTTACGAAAATGGTTCTTTAATAACTACTGTAGAGAATCCAACAGGTACATCATCTTTGGCAAACTTTACAAAAATAGATATTGTAAATAACGGATTAAATAAAAAATATTCGTTTAAAGTTAGATCTGCACAAAATACGACTATAAATGGTAATATCTTTATTACATACTATATAAATGGAGTTCAAACGCTTTGGGGTAGTGCATTTGCAACTATGGCAAGCATGAACTTTACTATGGATATGAACTTATCTAATAATATGCCTGATATGAAGATATCAGAATTTGTTTCAGGTATATTAAAACAGTTCAATTTAACCTGTACGCCTACAAATAACACTACGTTCAAAATAGAACCTTTAGAGGATTGGTACGCAGAAGGGAGATTGATAGACGTTACAAAGCATATTGATGTTAATAATATAGATATTGAAAAAACCAAGATCTATAAAAAGATAGATTTTAAACGTCAAAAAAGCGAAACGGTTTTAAATAGAAATTTCGGTGATTCTAACTTCAGGGAATTTGGAGATCTTCAACAGGTATTTGAGTACGACGGTACAGAATATACGGTAGAGCTTCCATTTGAAAATATATTACATCAGAAATTCACGAACACATCTTTACAAGTAGGTTATTCACTGGATAAAAATTTCCAGCCAATTATACCTAAAGCTACATTGCTTTACATGAATGATCTAAAGACATGCTCGTTTTATTTTAATAATGGTACGTCTACAAACCACATAACGCAGTATATGCCTTTTGGTCAGGACTTAGAGTATAACGGAGATAGATATACCTTGAATTTTGGATGGGACAATAGCAGCTATTATTTAGAGCCTATTCAAAATAATATTTACATGACGTACTACAATAATTACTTATCCAATTTATATAGCCGTAAACAGCGAATAACGTATTGTAAAGGATTATTCCCTACTCCTATACTTACAAGCCTTAAAATGAATGATAGGCTTATCATAAGAGATAAGAGATATATCATAAACGATATAAAGACGAATTTAAACACAGGTGATGTTGACTTAACTCTTTTATATGATTTTAGAGAATTAACTAATTTTATTGGAGTTCCTACAGGTGCATCACAAATAAAAGAGCCGATATATTTAGGCAATGATGTCACTCAAATTAATTTTGATACAGGTACTACAGGAATAACGGTAACACCTTCAACTATTAATCAAGATACTATTGTTGATATTACGTTACCAGTCTTAACTCCAAGTTATACTTTAATAGCAGAGAATGAAGACGATTTAATAACTGAGGATACATTTGAATTTTTAAGATCAGAAGAAAACAATCCTGTAAGCTATACAATAACGATTGAAAAGATATATGTAAATAATCCTGTTCAGTATTCTGAATGGATATTAACGCAAACACCATGATAAAACACATTTTAGACATCTTAAAGTTGGACGATTTCTACGGAAAGACGGAGTTCATTGACATTGCAAAAGGACGTAATGAAATACCAACTACAATTAAGGCAGCGTACAAACAAGGCAAACGCAAGTTAAAAGAAAAAGACTATAAGTAATGGCTGAAAAGAGAGTAATAGAATTAGAGGTAAAGACAAATGCTAAGAATGTAGCCTCAGATATGAAAGTTGTAACTGATGCTACCAAACAAGCAACAGAAGCAACAAAGGATTTAGGCGAAGCATCACAAGAGGCATCATCAAAAGGTAAAGTTTTTGCAGATGTTAAGAATGTAGTGACAGGCATGGTTCCTGGCTTGAGAGCTGCGGAAGGTGGGGTAAATTCATTTAGTGCATCTTTAAAAGCATTACTGGCGAATCCTGTTATATTAGTTATTACAGGTATTGTTGCTACTTTAAAATTTATATATGAAGCATTCCAATCAAATGTTAAGATTGGAAAAGAAATAGCCGCTGTATGGGCTGGAATAAGTGCAGTAGGAAAACAAATAACAGATTCTATATTCGGAATGGCAAGATCATTCGGATACGCAGCGGAAGCAGCATATAAATTTATTACACTTGATTTTGAAGGAGCTTCTAAGGCTATGAAAAAGGCGAATGAAGAAGCATCAGGTTCATTTGATCAATTAACAAATGCTGTAAACGGCACTACCTTTGCAATAGTTAGAGGATTAGAAAAACAACAACAGGCAAATAATAAAGCAAAGAAAGAACAAGCCGTAAGAGAGTCAGAAATTAATAAATTACTTGTACAATCAAGAGAAATATTAACTGATGAAACGGCGAGCATAAAAGAGAAGAAGAAAGCACTTGAAGAAGTAACAAAGGCTGAAAAGGCAAGCGCGGCTGAAAAAGTTAGAACAGCTAAGGTTGATCTTGATATTTTAGAGAAAAAAGCGAAAGCGTTAGGAGGTCAAGCAGAGAAAAAGATGAAGCAAGAGATAAGGGATGCAACTATAGCCCTTAATGAAGCCGAGACTGAAAATGCCATGACTGGTATTAAGCTGAATAAACAGCGAAAAATGCTTGCTCGTCAAGAGGCAGCAGATGCAAAAGAGGCAGCTGATGCAGCTAAAGAAAGACACAAGGAATATTTAGAAAAACAAAAAGAACAGCAAAAAGCTCGTGAAGAATCTTTAAAGAAAATTAAAGATGCAGAAAAAGAGTATCAAAATTCTTTACTAACACAGCAACAAAGAGAGTTAAATGATGCTACTAATAAATATGATGAATTAATAAAACTTGCTATAAAAAACAAGCAAGATACAGCTATTTTAGAAGAAGCTAAACAAAAAACAATATCTGATATTAATTCAAAATATGCTAAACTTGAATTAGAAGAAAAAGCAAAATTAGAAGCAGCAAAGAAAGCATTAGAAGCTAAACAAATAGCAGATATGAAGTCTGCTGATGAAGCGGCTTGGAATGAAGAAAAAGCTCGTATGGATTTACGCACTAAATATATTAGTGATGATAAAACAAGAGAAATTCAAGAACGAGAAGACACATATCAAAAAGAATTAGTTGATCTTCAAAATGCTTATGATAATAAATTATTAACTGATGAAGAGTATCAAAATGCTACAAAATTAGCTACAGAAAAAAACAATCAGGATAAAATAGAAATTGAAAAAAAATATCTTGATAAATCAAAACAAATAAATCAACAAAGAATTGATCTTGTATTAAAATATGCTCAGACATTTGGTAATGCAATGGGATCATTAGCCAACCTATTAAACGTTCAAGATAACGAACGATTGAAAAACGTAAAAAGAGGAAGTAAAGAAGAAGAGGCTATAAAGAAAAAAATGTTTGAGCGAGATAAGAAATTAAGAATTGTTCAAACAATAATAGATACAGCATCAAACGTCGTTCAGTCGGTTCGTAATGGTGGAGGTATTCCTACTGGTATTCCTTTTGGAGTTGCAGCTGGTGTTATGGGAGCGTTACAAATTGCAGCCATTAAGAAAACATCATTCGACGCTGGCGGAGGTGAACAACCCCCTGCAAGTGGTGGGGCTGGTTCTTCTGGAGCTGTTGCTGCAAACGTAATTACACCCAACTTCAACGTGGTAGGAAATGCACAAGCTACCAATCCATTGGCAGGCTTAGGAGCTCAACCAATACAAGCGTATGTTGTGAGGGGTGAGGTAACTACAGCTAAACTTTATAGCACTAAATAAACACGAAATAGAACTCAAAAAGATAGACGAAGAGAAACGTATATTAATGGGTGCTGCATTAGTTCCTAACAAACAGATTTACCGAGTAAACGAAAAAAAAGAAGAGTATTACATTTTCTTTAGTGAGCAAACGGTACGCAAAGCATCTGAATTATTTTTAATGCGTTCAAATCAGAATAACGCTACCTACGAACACAAAGACAAGTTAGAAGGTCTAAGCGTTGTGGAGAGTTGGATAATTGAAGACGAGAAATCGGATAAATCCCGATTATATGGTTTTGATCTACCAGTAGGTACCTGGATGATCTCTATGAAGGTTAATAACGATGAGGTGTGGGGCGACGTTAAAGAGGGTAAGGTTAAAGGCTTTTCTATAGAAGGTTACTTTGCAGACAAATACGAAATGAGCCTTATTGATGAAAAGACGGAAGACGAAATTCTACTTGAAGCAATTAAAAAGATTATAATAGATGCCGAAAGACAAGTAAATTAAAGTCAAGTAAAATGTACAAAAAACTTGACAGAGGACAAGGCAAATAGTGACTAATATATTAGCCATTAAGCACTAAAAAGACGGATAATGATTAATATATTATACAAATTAATAATAAGATTATGAAATCAAAAAAAGAAAAAACACCAAGTAAAACTTCACCGAAAGGCGGTAGAAGAGGTTGTCTATGTGATGACGGTAAATATAATCCCAAGTGTTGTGATGGAACGCTACAAGCGCAGGGAGTAGGATCATTAGTACAAAGTAATGACAGTATCACATACAATATAGTTCCTCGGAATATTGGATAAAAATACAACAAACAAAACACGAATAAGTTAAATAGAAAAGTTTAAATATGAAATCAAACGTTCTAAACCAAATTAAGCAACTTCTTGGAATGGAAGTTAAACTTGAGCAAATGAAACTTGCTGACGGAATGACTGTAATCGAAGCGGATTCTTTTGATCCTGAAATGGCGGTAGTTATCGTAACAGAAGACGAACAAAAAATTCCTTTGCCTGTAGGCGAGTACGAATTAGAAGATGGTCGTGTTCTTGTTGTTGCAGTAGAAGGTATCATTTCTGAAATCAAAGAAAAAGAAGAAGAAGCTCCTGAAGTTGAAATCGAAGTTGAAGCACCAGTTGCAGAAGAAGAAGTAATGGCAGAAGCTGAAGTAGCTACTCCAAAAAAGACGGTTGAATCAATAATTAAAGAAACTTTCTTTTCTGAGATGGAAGCATTGAAAGCAGAGAATGAGGAATTGAAAGCTAAACTTGAAACATTTTCAAAAGTTGATCCTATTGCAGAGGTTGCTGTTGAAGAAGCTACTGATAAGGTTGAGCTTGAGGAAGTGAAACCAATTGTATTTAACCCAGAGAATAAAACACCAAAGGAGATGATTAAATTCTCTCAAAAACGTGGTATGTCTACTATGGATAGAATTTTAGATAAATTAAGTAATTAATAAAAAAACATAAAAAAATGTCATTAACAATTTCAGGAAGTACTTATGCTGGCGAATTTGCAGGTAAGTACATTGCAGCAGCTCTTTTGTCTGCTCCAACATTAGAAAAAGGTGGACTTACTATTCACCCTAACGTAAAATTCAAGCAAGTAATTGAAAGAGTTTCTACAGGAAACGTTATTGCGAATGCTTCTTGTGATTTCTCTGATTCCACTACGGTTACTCTTACTGAGCGTGTATTGGCTCCTGAGGAGTTCCAAGTCAACCTACAGCTTTGCGCTTTGACTTTGGCTGCTAACTGGCAAGCTGCTGAGATGGGTTATTCAGCGTACAACTCAATCCCTAAATCATTTGAAGATTTCATTTTAGCACACGTTGCTGAGAAGGTAGCTTCTTCTATGGAGAGTACAATTTGGGTTGGTGCTAACGCTACTGCAGGTCAGTTCGATGGTATCGCTACACAAATTGCTGCTGATGCTGCTTTGCCATCTGCTCAAGAAATTGCAGCTGTTGGTGGTGGTGTAACAGCTGGAAACGTTGTTGCTCAACTTGGCTTGATCGTTGACGCTATCCCTGCTCGTCTTTATGGTGCAGAAGATTTGAAACTTTATGTTTCTCAAAACATCTATAAAGCGTACGTTCGTGCTTTGGGTGGATTTGCTGCTGCTGGTGTAGGTGCTAACGGATACGACAACAAGGGTACTAACCAAGTTCTTGGAGATGTATTCTTTGATGGTATTCCAGTATTCATGGCTAACGGTCTTGCTGCTAACACAGCTATCGCTACACCAACTTCTAACCTTCACTTTGCAACTGGTTTGCTAAATGAGATGAACGAAGCACGTGTTATCGATATGCGCCCGATTGATGGTTCTCAGAATTTCCGAGTAATCATGCGCTTTACAGCTGATGCTAAGTACGGATTTGCAGAAGATATCGTTACTTACGGAATCACTAACGGTGCTAATTAATATTAACTGACTTAATCAACGGGGAGGGCGGTTTTTCTCCCTCCCTTTTTTATAACATTTAAACCTTAAAATTATGTCATGCGATATTTCAAATGGTTTTGCTGAACCATGCAAAAGCAGCATCGGAGGGCTTGACGCTATCTACCTAATCAATTATGGTGATTATACAGCTAATGATATTACTTATAACGGAACTAACACGGATCAAATAGACGATATCAATAGTGTTGCTACTGTTTATAAGTTTGATTTGAAAGGAGCTAATAGCTTCGAGCAAACAATTACTTCAAGCCGTGATAATGGTACTACCTTTGTTGAGCAAACTTTGACCGTAAGTCTTAAACAACAAAGTGCAGTTAAACACAAGCTAATTAAACTTTTGAGTTACGGACGTCCTCACATCGTAGTAAGAACTCGTGCAGGTCAATACTTCCTCGCTGGTCTTGAGCGTGGAATGGACTTGACTACTGGCGTTATTTCTAACGGAACGGCAGCTGGTGACATGAATGGATACACGCTTACTTTTGTAGGTCAAGAGAATATCCCAGCTAATTTCTTGAATTGTTCAACTGAGGCAGGACTTGTTACAGTTCTTTCTTCAGCTTCTATTGTCACTTCATAGTGTTTCTTTCATAGTGTTTAGATTGGGGAGGCTTCGGTCTCCCTTTTCTTTTTCAAAACAATTATGGATAAGTGTAGTTAATATAGTATGATTATCTTACAAGAAGTAGGTACGGCACAAAGTTTTTCTTTTATCCCTCGTCAGGATACTTATAATACTTTGCAGATAACAGACGAACAGACTGGAGTTACAACAAACGTAACTATTACTACAAATGTTATAGGTCAGTATTACAATACGATCACAGCTACTTTTTCTTTAAAGCAAAATCATTACTACACACTAACACTTAAGCAAAACACGGACGTTGTTTTTAAGGATAAGGTATTTTGTACTAATCAATCTATACCTACATTCAGCGTAAACAATGGTCAATATATAGTGAATACGTCAAATAACGACTTTATACTTTATGAGTAATATACACGTACTTAAACTGGCGCAATACGAACCGCCTGTAGTAGAAGAAAGCAAAAAACACGAATGGGTGACGTATGGTGAGAATAATTCTTACTATACTTTCCTTATGGAGCGTTACAAAAACTCTACTACAAACAACGCTATTATAAACAACATCTCACGCCTAATCTACGGAAAAGGGTTGAGTGCTACGGATGCAAACAAGAAGCCTAACGAGTATGCTCAGATGAAAGCTATGGTTAGCGCAGAAGATTTGCGTAAGGTAGTATTAGACTTTGAGATGTTAGGACAAGCAGCATTTCAAGTACATTACACAGCTGATAGAAAGAAAGTACAGAAACTTTATCACATTCCTGTGCATTTATTAGCACCCGAAAAGTGTAATAAAGATGGAGAGATAGAGGCTTACTACTACTCTAATAACTGGGAAGATACACGTAATTATACACCTGAAAGAATACCTGCTTTTGGATTTGGAAAAGAGAAAGTAGAAATACTAATAGTTCAGCCTTACTCTGTAGGGATGAAATACTTTAGCTACGTAGACTATCAAGGAGGTATCCCTTACGCAGTTTTAGAAGAAGAGATTTCTAACTATCTTATCAATGAGGTTCAGCGTGGTTTTAGTGGTCGTATTGTAGTCAACTTTAATAACGGAGTTCCTACACCTGAAGAGCAAGACATCATTAAAAGCAAGGTTTTAAGCCAACTTTCAGGAACAGACGGACATAAAGTAATCGTAGCATTTAATAACAACTCTGAAAGCAAGACTACGGTAGATGCTATGCCTGTTAACGATGCGCCTGACCTTTACAATCAGTTAAGCGAAGAGTGTATGCGTAAGATCATGCTATCTCATAACGTTACTTCACCGCTTCTCTTTGGTATTGCTTCAACAAACGGCTTTAGTTCAAACGCAGACGAGTTACAAAACTCATTTATTCTATTTGACAACTTAGTTATTAGACCTAAGCAAGAAGTAATATTAGATGCTATTGATAAAGTTTTATCATATAATGGAGTTAGTCTTAACTTATTCTTTAGAACTCTTAAACCACTTGAATTTAATGATCTTGAGAATGCGCAAACGCAAGAACAAATAATTGAGCAAACAGGTACAGAACTATCTAAACACGGAGAAGCTACAGACGAAGAACTTGACGTACTATTAAACGACCTTGAGGGTGAAGTATTAGGAGACGAATGGGAGCGTGTTACAGAGCGTGAAGTAAAAGCGGACAACATAAGTACTGAGGAGTGGGTAAATAATGCGTTAAACCCAAAGAAAAGCGTATTGGCGAAACTTGCTTCTGTAATTAAATCAGAGCCGAGTAGAGAATCAAACTTAGATAAGTCAGTATACAAGGTTCGTTACGAATATTCAGAGCGTTATAGCAAACCTAATTCAAGAGACTTCTGTAAGAAAATGATGGCTCGTACTGCAAGCGGTGTGGTTTATCGTTTAGAAGACATTGACAAAGCAAGTAGAGCAGGAGTTAATAAAGAGTTAGGACATAAAGGACAAGCATACGACTTGTTTAAATTCAAAGGTGGCGTTAATTGCTCACACTATTGGAAAGAGGTTCTTTATAAACTAAAGAAAAAGGATGGAAAATATGTTGAAGATAAATCTTTAAGCTCTTCAAATGAGGTTAGTTCAATACCTAAATCATACCAACCAAGACCTACAGGAAACGCACAAAGCAAAGTAGCACCTATTGATATGCCTAATAACGGGCATCACCCTAATTACGGAAAATAATGGCAGAGGCTTTATTAATAACGAGAACAGACATAGTTAAGTTTACTGCGGTAAACGGTAACGTTGATACAGATAAATTCATTCAGTTTGTAAAGATTGCTCAGGATGTACACGTTCAGTCTATCTTAGGAACTGATCTATTGAATAGAATTAAAGCTGATATTGTAGCGAGTACTTTAAGCGGTAACTATCTTTCTTTGCTTACAAACTATGTTAAGCCTATGCTTATACATTGGGCAATGGTTGAGTATTTGCCTTTTGCAGCTTATACAATAGCGAATAAAGGTGTATATAAACACGAATCAGAAAACTCTACTACAGTAGATAAAGTAGAAGTTGATTTTTTAATTGAAAAACAGAGACAGATAGCTCAACACTATACACAACGTTTTGTTGATTATATGAGTTTTAATATGAATTTATTTCCTGAGTACAACTCAAATTCTAATGGAGATATGTACCCAAGAACGGACAATAACTTTATAGGGTGGATTTTGTAAATAAATAAACTATGAAGAAGTACAAACCGAAAGACAACAATATAACAAAGTTAAAGTTATACTTACAAAAGCAAAAAGAAGATGCCAAACGAGATAGGCTGGGGAGCAGCAGTAAGTAACTTAATTGGATGGGGTAAAGCAAGTGAAGACGGAGACAACTTTATAGATGAATCTGCTCTTGAATTATTTGAAACAGAAATAAATGAGTTCTTACTAACTCAATCCCCAACATTTGCAGATAACGGATGGGGCGAAATGTACGATTATTCATATTGGGGTGATACAATCCCTGAAAGATAAAAAATGAAAAGATGGCAGAAAAGAAGTTTTCAGAATTAACGGCAAAAGGTGCAACGATAGCAGACACGGATTTAGTAGCTATTTCGGAAAGCGCAGGCGGTGGTTCTTATGTAAGTAAAAGAGTAACAGGTGCAAATATCAAAGCATTGGTTACTGACGCCAACCTTACTACTACCGACATCACTACAAACGACGTAAGCACAACAAAACACGGATTTGCACCAAAATTACCAGGCAATACCACTACATTTTTACGTGGTGATGGTACTTACGCTACACCTGCAGCTGGCGGTCTAACAGAATTCACTGAGGCAGAAACTACAGCAGCACCAAACGCAACGGTAGCTGTCAACTCTTTGACTCCTGTAGCTGGTACAACGAATGCTGACTTCGCTATCGTGCCTAAAGGAACTGGAGCAATACTTGCTGACATTCCTGACAATACTGCAGCAGGAGGTGATAAAAGAGGAGCAAATGCGTTAGATTTGTCCACTAAAAGATCAGCAGCTAATCAAGTGGCAAGCGGTGCAAGCTCCATTGTTTTAGGGGAAAATGCCAGAGCATCAGGAAGTAACACTATAGCTATTGGTCTTGGAGGAACTGGTGCAGTTGCAACGAGTGAATCAGTAGCAATAGGAAGATGGACAACTGCATCAGGAAACCAAAGTTTTTCATCAGGTTCAAGATGTGATGCTACTGGATTAAGTTCAGTTTCTATCGGGGGTTATCAATATGGGGCAACAACCGCATCAGGGGAATCATCTTTTGCTTCTGGAGGTGCAACTGCAAGTGGAAACTATTCTTTAGCTATAGGTGCTGGAAACATTGCAAGTGGAAATCATTCTGTTGCTACTGGAACAAACTCACATACTTTTGGTATAATAGGAAGGCAAGCTCATTCTGCAGGTGTTGAAGCAACTCAAGGTGATTCTCAAGCCTCTAAATTCATATTAAGAGAAAGAACAACTGGAAACACAGCAACCACACTTACAAGTGATTCAAACGCAGCAGGAACACTTAACCAAGTAATTCTATCTAATCAATCTGCATACAGATTTAAAGGAACTATTGTAGGCAAACAATCAGGCAGTGTGAACGCAGCTGTTTGGGATATAGACGGATTTATTGTAAGGGGAGCAAATGCAGCAGCTACTACATTGAACGTTTCTAACGTTACTTTGATACAGAATACTCCTGCTTGGGGTACACCAACATTAGCAGCAGATACAACTAATGGAGGTCTTAGAGTACAAGTAACGGGTGCAGCAGCAACTAATATTCAATGGACTGCTACTATAGAAACTACAGAGGTTATTTACGCTTAATTAAAATAAAATGTACAATACACTACACATATTTGGTTACGGAGAGATTCAAGTAATTACAGATACAGAGAATAAAAAAGTACCTATAGAAGACTGTCCTTCCGCACAAGCTGTGGTTGATATGGTTTATGCTTTGAAACCTGAAGGCAATACGGCAGGTACTGACTATCAAAATGTAACTATTATAAAAGATATATATGGAAGTTACAGCGCAATAGATGGGTCTTTCAGAGTTGATTATTCAGAGTTGGATGTTGCATTGATTGATCAATTAGTAGAAGAAATACAAAGCGCATAAGTGATGACTGCCATAGCAATAGTAGAAGCTACTAAAAAGAACGGTATTTCGGTGCTTTTGGCATCTGCTTTGTTTTGGCTTAATGGGCGTTTGAATAATATTGAGGAAAAATATGCAGCCGTAGAAATGCGGTTGTATGACTGTTTAGAGGATAAATTACAATCTTCATCTATAAATCATAATATAAAAAAAGAATATATTTACGCAATACTACCGAAAGAAGAAAACTATGGAAGGATTAAAAGAAAGATGGAAAGCAAAAACTCCTGAGTTCTGGAAGAAAGTGCAAAAAGTTGGGATCATTGCAGGAGTTATAGGTGGTGCTTTACTTAGCTCACCTATTAGCTTACCAACAGCAATAGCTACAGGAGCGACATATTTAGTTGTAATAGGAACAACTACAGCAACACTAAGCCAACTTACCAAAGAGTAACTTACCAAACAGTAACCTATGAATTTATCTAAACACGTAACACGTGCGGAATTTGAACGCAGTGAAACAGCCATAAATCATGGCATCCCTAATTTTATGAATGAATTTGAAATTCAAAGAGCTATATTGTTATGTCAAAATGTATTTGAGCCTATACGTGCTTATGTTGGCAGACCTATACGAATAAACTCAGGCTTTAGAAGTGCAGCATTAAATAGGAGAATAGGCGGAAGCAGAAGTTCTCAGCATACTTTAGGTGAAGCTGTGGATTTAGATTTGCATGATAGGGACTTATTTGAGTGGATTTTGGATAACGTTGAAGCGGACCAATATATTTTTGAAGGCGGAACAGAGGAAAAGGCGGACTGGTTTCATATATCATACAGAAAAGGTCGTAACCGTAAACAGGCTTTAAGAATGATAAA